CTCCGGCGGTAACAGCAAGCGTATCGCATACAACGGCAGCTCCGCTGCCAACTGGTGGCTGCGCTCTCCGAACACCAACCACGGCAGTCTCGTCTGGGGTGTCAAGTCGGATGGCTCTTTCAACTACTGGCAACACTACAATTCCATCAGTGTTCGCCCCGCTTTCATTCTTCCCCCTACACTCGTGGTCTCTGACGACGGCACGGTCTCGACTAACACTGCGCCCTCGACTCCGGGGAGCATCTCCGTTCCTTCGTCCATCATGGGCGGCACGAACATCTCGATCTCGTGGGCAAAAAGCTCTGATGCAGAGAGCAACCTCGACGGGTACAAGGTAGAGCGTTCGACCAACGGCGGCAGTTCGTGGAGCCAGATTTATCAGGGTACGGCCACCAGCACCACGAATAATGTCGCCTTCGGCACCACGTCCGTGATGTACCGCGTCAAGGCATACGACACCGAGGGTCTGGAGTCTGGCTGGCGCACCAGTTCGCAGGTAACGGTGGTCAACAACAACGCCCCGTCTGCGCCGCCGTCCATCGCGGTGCCGAATGATGTCAAGGGCGGCAGCACGCTGGTGATCTCGTGGACTGCGGCCAGTGACAGCGATGGCAACCTGAGCGGCTACATTCTGGAGCGCAGCACCAACGGCGGTAGCACCTACACGCAGGTGTACAAGGGCAATGCTTTGACCTACACCGACACCATCACCAAGGGCTGGTCCACCGTGATGTACCGTGTCAAGGCGTATGACAGCTACAATGCGCAGTCCGGCTACACCACCTCCACCAAGCGCATGGTCGATAACAACACCGCCCCGACGATCACGACCTCCAGCGCGGCCAGCCTCGGCACCAAGTCCAGCGGCTTCACCATCTCGTACTCCGTGGATGATAAGGACGCAGGGGACACCCTGACCGTCACCGAAAAGCTGGACGGCACGACCAAGCGCACCTACACCGCGACCCGCAAGACCACCAACAGCTTCGCCGTCACCGGTGAATATTTCCAGAAAATTACGAACGGCAGTCACACCATGACCGTTACCGTGACCGATGGCAAGGCCACCGTGACCAAGACGTTCACCTTTACGAAGGCCGTCACCGCCGCCAGCATCACGCTGGCGAAGCCGATGGAGGCGGATGCCCAGATCACGCTCTGCGCCATCACCGTCGGCGGTCTGATTCCCGCCGACGCTGTGTTCAAGGTGGAGGTCACGAACAACGGCAAGGACAGTTCGCCGGTATGGGAGGACGCCACCACCGAGGCCCGGAATGGCTGGAACCATTTGTTCACGAACCAGACTGCGGCCAACGGCTTTGCATTCAATTTCCGCGTCACCGCAGAGCGCGGCGCAAGCGGCGAGAGCGGTTATATCGCTTCGATTCAGGGAGGTTTCCAGTAATGGGTTTGAACAGAGTAAGAGTCGATTCTGTAGCCAAGTTGCAGAAGAAGAAAACGATGGCGGAATTGCAGGAGGAGAATGAAGCCCTGAAAACCAAGGTTTCTTCTCTGGAAACCAACCTCGATAATACCCAGATGGCGCTGTGCGACGTGTACGAACAGCTCATCGCGGTCACATCCGCCGCAGATAAGGAGGCATAATCATGGCAGAAGTCTATGCAAACCTCATCCGCCGGGGGCGGAAAACCATCGAGCAGGTGCCTGAGCACCTGCGGGAAGAAGTCAAGGCCATTCTCGCGGCGGACGGCAACGCATGAGCCGCCTGCGGGAATTTGCCTTAAAAATATTACTGAGAAAGGAGAAAGGCATCATGGCAGTCATCTATGCAACCCTCATTGTGAAGGGCAAGAAGACCCTCGATCAGGTTCCGGCGCTGATTCGGAAGCAGGTTGAGGAAATCCTGAAGGACCTCGAAGTCGAGGTCGAATGATCGCGGGGGAGTCGGGAAACCGGCTCCCCTCATTTTTGTAGGACGATTGAAAGGAGGTTCAGATGGACCAGCCTATTACGCGAGCCGAGCATGAGGAGTTCAAGCGTCGGCTCGAAGAGGAAAATGCCCGTCAGGACAGACGAATCGCCTTGCTGGAGGAAAGCGTAAGCAAAATGGGCGCACTGTCCACTTCGGTCGAGAAGCTGGCCCTGAGTATGGAGAGCATGGTCAGGGAGCAGGAAAAGCAGGGAAAACGGCTGGAAACTCTGGAGAGCCGCGATGGAGAGCTGTGGCGTAAGGCCGTCGGCTATGCAGTAACGGCCATCATCGGTGCTTTTCTCGGCTATGTGTTCACCCAAATCGGTTTTTAGGAGGTGTGCAAGTTGAGCATCATTACGTTCCAGCGCGGGGATAAGACCGCGCTCACCAAGAACTTTACCAAGTCTGAGTTCGAGTGTCCCTGCGGCTGCGGACAGCAGTCGGTTGACACGGAGCTGGCCGAAAAGCTCCAGCTCCTCCGGGACAAGGTAGACCGTCCGCTGAAGATCACGTCTGGCTACCGCTGCATCACGCACAACGCCAGCAAGGCCGTGGGCGGAAGCCCGAACTCCAAGCACCGCTACGGCATGGCAGCGGACTGGAGGACGGAGAATCGGAGTATCAACCCTGTGGCACTGGGCATCCTTGCTCAAGCCGTGGGGTTCGGCGGCATCGGCATCTACTGGCACAGCCGTGGGGCCTTTGTCCACGCCGACACCCGTAGCACGAAAGCAACGTGGCTCTGCACCACGCCGGGAAAGTACCCCAGCACG